CCGCTTGCTGGTAAGCCGAAATATCCTTCATCGAATAAATTGACTTACCCGTTTTGCGTTCCCACTTCGCCCACTCTGGGAGTCCGGCGTTGTAGGTGACTTCCTCGCCATTCGTGTATTTAATTGTTATTGATAACTTCATCTCCCGATGCTCCGATCTCTTAGCTGAAGGTCTCTGTTACTTCACCCTTTGCTACTTTGAAGGTGAAGGATACTGTTTGTGCATCAATTCCTGATCCGCCAGCTGTTGGGAATTCTGGAAGGATTGGAAATACGAATTGTGCGCCAGTAGCGGCGGTGAGAGTGATATTGATGTTCGTGTCTGGTGCGCTCTCTGCTGCTGTCCAGAGTGCTTCGCATACAGAGTTAGACTTGCCCCAGTCTGCGAGCATATCAAGCTGAAAGGTGCCTTCGATATTAACTGTCTTGTAAGCCTCGCCATCAAGAGTCTGATAAGTCTCGCGAACGTTGGTCTTTGTCAAGACTGCGTTTGTCGCTTGGGCTTCAATATCTGTTCCACCTGTGAAAGATAGCGAAACGTCGCGACCAGTAATAACTACTGTTGCCACTTTTTCTCCTTAGTTAGTCTGTGTGTAATAGGTGGAAACGCGAATATCTGCAACCAATAAATTGACTGCACCCACTTGCGTTACCGATGGCCGCTCTACTGGGCCGACTGTGTAGCCGTCCGGTATTACTGCCAAAACTGAAAATATCAGCTGCTCGAGATTGTCAAGAGAAGCTGGGTTGGAAAGATAAGCGACTCCGCAAGTAATTGTCATATTAATCTTGGCGTGAATTGTTGAGTCGTTAATTGTGTTTAATTCTAAGTAAGGTGAATCTGGAACAAGAATAACCGCTGGAACTTGCACAGCTTCGGGAACGTAGGAATAAACGTTAGCCGAAACGGAGGCGAGTGCTGTCGCCAGCGGTGTCCGGATAGAAGATAAAACTGTGGAGGCAGGCATCAACCCACCATCGCATCGGTATCAAGATAGGGGCCAAGAAGGCCAGTTACCTTTGCCAATAAATTCTTTGAAAGTCTGTAAGGTGTAACTGCAAAATCTATTCCTTCAATGGATCCGCCGGCGGCTGTTCTGGCTTGGAAGATTTCGACAGAAATAGCCAAAACGGCAGCTTCGACGTTGGCATTTCCCACATAGGTTGATGCGCCAGAGAGCGCAGCGTTTCCTGCTGGGATAATGTTCTTTTCCAATACGTCAGCATTTGTGATGGCGGCGGTAAATACATAGGGGCCAATTAAATCATCTGTAACTGTGTGAGTGCCGTTGAAAGGGGCTCCGACACTTGTGATGACAACCGATTGACCTTCGGTAAATTCGTGAATTGTCGCGGTGTGAAAATAGGCGACATTATTTTCTAAAGATACTTTGTTGATTTTGCTTTGGAAGGTAACAAGCATTGGCAAAATTAGATTCTCACTTGCATCCACAATATCTGCCAAGTAAGCGTCTGAATAAAGGGACGACGAGACGCCAAGAATCGTGCGAAGCTCTGTGGCTGTGACAATTGTTGGCATCTCGTTTTCCTTTCGATCTAGAGGGTGACAGGCCAGCTCGGGAGCGGACTGGCCGTCACTTTTGCAGTTCTAACTAGAGAACCATCCAGCGGTAAGCGCCAGCGCCGACCTTTGTAGCCAATGCGCCGTAGCCGTAGTAAGCGACCTCAATTTGGCCGTTTAGTGCGACGTTTGTTTGTAGGCGGAATCGGGATGACTCGAACCATTGATAAGCGTCTGGGTTGATAACGATAATGGTGTTATCTCCAACGCCGGAACCGGTTGTGAGGTTACGATCAACGCGGAAGTTCAATCCTAGAAGGTTGCCAGTTGCGGAACCTGCTCCGAGATTTCCACCTTGATTCATATTGCCAATCAAGTTCTGATAAATCGGACGTCCAGCATCTGCGAGATTCTGAATTGCGCCCCATTGCTGAGGTGATGCGATGATATTTTGTGCGAATCCGAGAGTGTTAGCGTAGATTGAAACGCCAGCATCGGATACGAAGTCAAGAAGGCCAGCGGCATCGAGAGTGCGGTTTCCGCCATCTGTTCCGCCAGCGATTAGGCCAGCTACAACTGCAACATCGGTTGCCTTTGCGTATGCGTATTCCATCTGACGAACGAGTTCATCAAAGAACGCTGGTGAAGAACGATCAAGAAGTTCAACGGAAAAAGTTTGTCCGCCGGCATACTTCTTAACGGATACTGAAAGGAATTCGTTTGTCATTCCTGTCTCATCAATTGCAGCAGCTTCGGCTTCTTCGCCTACTGTTGGAACTGCGGTGATTTTAGGAATCTCAAAAGACATTCCTGCATCTGGAAGAACGCCGCGAGATACCGAATCAACGGCTGGGCGGTCTGCATTTGAAAGTGGGTTGATGATTTCTGTCAATTGACGGGTTGGGATGAGACCAGCGTTGTTGCTTGTGGTGTCATCTGCGGCCATAACATACTGACGAGCAGCATCATCACCGAGCTTAGCGCGAACGCTATTCTCGAGATATTTCGCCTTTGTGAACTCAAGGCGAGGAGTTGTGTAGAACGCTGGGCGTGAAGCCGAGACAGTTTCTACTTTTGCTGCTTCTACCGCTTCTTCGACGGCAGGAGCAGGAGCGGTAGTGTCAGACACGTGGTCTCCTTCGGTTGGTTTGTCTGCATCAGCGGTTGCCGGAGCAGAATCTTCTTTCGGTGCTTCGTTCTCTGAAGCTGCGACTTCGCTAACGCGAGCGCTGTCAATTGCTGGATCAGTTACGAGGGAAACTTCATCTAGGGTTGCTGAAGTAATTTGCATAACACCCTTGTTGTTTGTCCACTCGTTAATCTGTGCGCCAACGCTGAATCCATCGCGTAGGCCTTCGGTTGCCTCAACTAGCGCATCTTCGCCAGCCATTGTGTTGGCAATCTTAAAGGTGGCAACAATTCCGTTAGGTGTTACCTCGTGGCTCATCAACTTACCAATTGGGCGAGTGCGATCGTGCTCGAGGAGCAACTTTACAGGCTTCATTTCAATTGAGTCAGCTGCGAAAACTGTTGGTCCGACTGAGGTGTTGCCCTGTTCGTTCCAAGTGACAATCGTTCCGCTGATTGTGCGCTTTACTGTATCGGCCGCAGTTACGACCATTGGCATATTAATCTTCATTAGGAATTAAATCCTCCTCGCGTTGAATTTGCTCAACGCTCATCGCGCCGATGCGGTTCAAGATTTCATAAACTTGCGCTCTCTCTAAAGCGTTGCCGCGCAGGAAGTCGTCTAACGAGAACCGCACCATTACGGGGTTAGGGACGAAATCCGGAAGAGAGAGCCTTTCCTCAATCGCTTTGAGAATCGGGCGAAGTGAGAAATCAACTAGTGAGCGCCGCTCGGACACAGCGTTTGAGTAAGTCATCGAAGTCGTTTCGGCGCTCAAGAAGTAGGCTGGGATTCCGCAAGCCCGAGCCAATTCTAAAGCCACATATTGACGAGCTTCGGCAAGTTGTAATGATTTTGGATCAAAGCCAAATTCTTTGAGATCAACGTCTGCATTAAGGAAGGCCGTTGAGCGAGATTGACGAGCTGTGCGCCAAGCGCTGAGAAGTGATGAAACTCTTTCGGCAGTTAAATTTGTGCCGTTGCTCTTGAGAATCATTGAAGGGTTAGGTTCTTTGGCGTAATTAACTGCTGCGTTCTCAAGATATACAGCTGCGCTAATTGTCTTGCCAGCGCGGTGTAATAATCCTTCGTCTGGGCCATCGAAGCGAATAAGTGAGCCAACTCCAGAATTAGGAACGGCCATTCCATCAACTTTGTATGACTCAATTACTGTATTGCGAAAATCTGTATCAACTGTGACGCGCTCAGGGCTTACGCGAGTCCAAGCTCTGACTCGACCGCCATCGGTTGTCGAATACATTTCCAAAACTTGTCCATAGCCAACGCCATAAAGCCAAATATCTTCGGCAAGCCAGTTATAGATTACGAAACCAGCAACGCGAGGATCAGGCTGATTGATAACGCGATGCGGATCTACATATTCGCCAGTAATGCGATTGAATGTTGTGAGAGGGAGTGATCCGATAGTTCCGCAGATGATATTGCGAGCGCGAGCGACTGAAGGAACGCTCATAGCCAATTGGCGCGTTGAATTTGTAGCACCGCCAAGAATGTTATACACCGAATCGGTAATTTGCACCGGAGTCAATGCGGCGGTTACGTCGCTAACCTTTTGCGGCGTTTGCGCGGTTACTTGTGGAAAGAAGAAATCTCTGATAGCACCCATTGAGCCTTTATTGTAAAGGGTCTGTGCTACATAATTACTATATCTACGCCATCGTTTGATTTTGTGGCGAAGTGAGTCGCCATAGCAGAGGCCACAGCTCCACAAATAATCGCATTAGAGACTTTGCGGCCCATTACCCAACCGCCGTCACCGAAAGGCAACTTGACGGCGGAAAGGCATTGTTTAGTCAGTTCATCTTGTCCCGAGTGAACTAACCGCTGCGATGAGATTGCTCCCAGTAACTCATCACAGCTTTGGGCATAGTCAAGACCATCTATTGGCTCAGTCCGTATCCCTGCCGGTGCTAATCGCGCAGCAACGGCGGAAGCGGTTCTCGCAGAATAGGCAACGAGCTGGACTGGATACTTTCGCACCCAATCCGCCAAGTCATTAGCCAAAGATTTATCATCGAGGTTAGACGGATTGTGCCAAGTTTGCAGGAGGATTACTTGAAACTTATCACCTTCGAGTTTCTGGCTAGCAACCAGCGCCGCTTGTTTTCTGTCCGGACTGAGATCAATAGCCAGCCACGTGTCCTTCTCGGGATCAAGTCTGAGACCCTCGACTCGACAAGATTCCCATTGAGAAGGGTTAATGACTGGATTGATGGTATCAACCCATTGGCATAAAACTTCTGTGCGCACAATATCCTCAGGGTCCGACAACACGGCGCGGATATTGTCGGGGTGGACTGTGTAGCCAAGTGAGGGATTGGCTTGACAGACACCTAGCCAAAAGTCTGATGAATTGTCGAATTTAATTCCAATAGGAGCCGACCACTCGAACCAACCAATGTCATCAGAACCGCCGTGAATAGCGGCGTAGGCTCTTTCGCGTAATTTGTTTAGGACTATCGAGTGCTGATCTCCAGCGTTTGAATAAACCCATATTTGAGGATTGGGGCTAGCCATTTGGGTATAACGCAGGGCAGACCACACATCTTCGTCTTTGTATTCTCGGGCTTCGTCTAAGTGGATAGTTTCAGGAGCGGCAATACCTCGACCAGCTGAGTTATTAGCTCGGACGATATATCGGCGGCCTTCAGTAAATTGCAATTCTTGAAATCCCTTACTTTCCAGCTTCTTAGTGAATTCGGCGGCTAGTCGGGGAGTCTGCTCAATAATTCCGTAGATTTTGTAGAACAATTCGGCTGAGGTTGTCAGTTTGTGAGCTGTATGAACTTGTAATTTCTCTTTCAGAACGTAGATTCTAAATAGGATTTGGAGCGCCATAAAGGTGCTCTTTCCTTGTTGTCTCGCACAGAGAAGGGTTACCACAGGGTGCGCCCACCTGCCGTCTGGTTTGTATTTAAGTGAGTGATGGGCCAGCCATTGCTGCCACGGGAGCAGTTCGTAGCCTATTTCCTCGCAGAACTTAATCATTTGCTCGCCGTGAGAAGGTAAATCGCTCAGTTTTGTGTGAATTCGTGGGTTTGGCACACCACGGTAAGCCGATTCGTCCCTAACTCGGGCTATCTCTGTTGATTGCTCCATTATTCTCCAGAGTCGCCCAGATAATGAACGGACGAGCCATTTTCAGGGAAAATCTTCCCGAT